CCTAAAAAATTCTCCGGAGGTATATTTTGTAAATACTTTTCAAGAGGTTGCTGAGATTTTAAATCAAATCGGAGTTGTGGACCGATTTCTCCTTTCAAGAGCCTGGATAAAACTAGGTTAAAAGTCTCAGCAATCTCCTTAAAAGTATTTACAATCATATTCTAGAAAGGAGGAAACCCAGATGGATCAAAACGAAACATCAGCAATTGTTGCTTTGATTCCACAAGATGATTCTTGGTGTAAGATAGAAACAGCTCATATGACGATTATTTATATTGGAGAAACGGATGAATTAAATTTTAATCGTCATAATGAGATCATAAAAGATGTTGCATCAATATCGATGCTCTCCGGACCAATAATGGCAAAAGTTACAGGACATGATATTATGGGAGAAGAAGAAAAAGTAGATGTTTTTAGAATTTCTCCAACACCAGAACTTTTATCGATTCGAAGGTTTCTTCAAAAATGGCATACTGGAGAATTTATTGAATTCGAACCACATGTAACGATTGGACCGGAAGGAAGTTGGTCTCCAGACTGGACTAGTCAATTAATGTCTATACCTATGTATATAGTTTTTGATCGTATATCTGTTTTTTGGGGTGAAGACCGTATAAACTTTTGGCTGAGGAAATATTAGGAGGTGATTTATGACAAACTCCACAGGAAAGCCAATCAAGCGACACAAGAAGCAGATAATAGATTCGGAAGAAGTTAAAAGAATTAAGCGTCGCCAGGCTCCTGGGAAAACAGTAGAAACTCGTGAAAATCAACTAATAAGTTTGGCTGTAGATTTAGCCGTTAAACAGATAAAGAATGGTACAGCATCCTCTCAAGTGATTACTCACTTTTTGAAGCTTGGTTCAACCCAAGCTCAATTAGAAAAAGCTAAATTGGATAAAGAGAACCAACTTCTTGAGGCCAAAACCGCAGCTCTTCAATCTCAAAAAAAGGTTGAAATGCTATATTCTAATGCAATGAAAGCTTTTAGATCTTATAGCGGTCAGGAGGTACTTGATGAGGAGGATGATTAGGTCATATTCAGAATTAATAGAATTAAAAACCATTCGAGATCGTTACGAGTATTTGAAACTTAATGGAACTGTTGGAAAACAAAGTTTTGGTTGGGACAGATTTTTTAATCAAAGATTTTATCATTCTCTTGCTTGGAAAAGAGTTAGAAATTTAGTAATTATTAGAGATGGTGGTTGTGATTTAGGTATTCCTGATTTTGAGATTCATGATAAAATTTTAATTCATCATATGAATCCTATATGGATAGAAGATCTTAGATCTGGAAATCAGGATATTTTAAATCCAAATTTTTTAATTACTACTTCTGAAAGAACCCACCAAGCAATACATTATGGCGACGATTCACTTCTTCCTCAAGCTCCTATTATTCGAAAACCAGGAGACACAAATCTTTGGTAAAGGAGATTAAATGTTAGATAGCATACTTAATACTATAAAACAAATGTTAGGAATTCCAATAACAGATATTAGTTTTGACCAGGAAGTTATCGTTAATATTAATTCTGTATTTATGGTTCTTCATCAATTGGGTATTGGACCGTCTTTGATTCCATTTGAAATTCAAGATAATACAGAGACTTGGACAGATTTTTTGTCTACTGAAGTCGCTTATTATTCTGCTGTTAAAACATATATTTATCTTAAGGTTAAATTGGTTTTTGATCCGGCGGGGACATCGTTTCTTTTAGATGCTATTCAAAAAGAAATTGTTGAGCTTGAGTGGCGTCTTACTAATCAAATTCCAATTCCTCCCGATCCAGCACCAGAACCATAAAGAAAGGAGAGATGCCAATGGCTACACCAGATTGTATTTTGGGTTTTGAGAATGGCATCACTCCAAGCGTTAACGGGGGAGGTGTGTGGGATCATCTTACTGGATCTCCAGCTGTAATAAATTCTGATGCTCATACTGGTTCCTGGGCTTTACAACTTAATACAACCGCAGCAATTATTAGAGCGGGAAATAATTTTGCCTCGGCACAGAATGTTTTTATAGGAAGATTATATTTTAAGTTTAAAACTTCCTTACCTGCAAATGATTGTGATTTTTATATTATTAATAATACCGACGGTTTTGTTATTACTTTGAGATTTTATCAGAGCGATGGAAACAAAATAGGCTGGAGAAATACTGCAAATGACACTGCAAAATCATCAAACGGAATAATTGCAGATACATATTATTGTGTTGATTTTAAGTATACTGCTAATACAGATCCTAGAACAATTGATTGGAAACTTGATCATGTTGATCAAACTTCATATTCAAGGGCTGGGGCGGGTTCAACTGCAACTAATTATCGTTTTGGATCAAATACTGCTGATACTTTTAATGTTATTTTTGATGATTATGTTTGTGGTTTTGTTAGCGGAGACTATCCCTTTTACGGAACAGATGAAAGTGGAACAGAAGCTTTGGTTCCAACTGGTGATGGAACACATAATGCTGGAGCTAATGTTATTGAAGCTCAAGACGGTACAGACATAGGTGCTACTACAGCTTATGATAAAATAAATTCTATTCCACCAAGTTCTACAATTTATATAAGACAAGCTATAAATGGTACTGGAAATTATGCAGAAGTAACTTTTGGAAATATATCTGCTTCGCATTCTTCAATTCTTGGTGTTATGGTTACTTTGGCATATACTTCTGCTTCTACTACTCTTAATAATGGCGGATGTATAGTTTCAAAAGATGATTTCTCTAGTTACACAGAAATATGGGGGAATCCAACAACCCCTCAGGATTATTCAGATGGTTCTCTATCTAATTTTTATTTTAAGAGTGCGATAATTGGTGGTGTTATAGATGACACAACAGTAAATGCTTTAAAAGCTAGATTGGGATATTCTGGAGATGCTAATCCAGATCCTTATTGGATCGATATTATTGCTGAGGTTGGTTATGCCATTTCAGATCCGACTACAACGCCTTTAGATTTGGTAACATATTCTATTACAGTTAATGCTCTTACTATATTAGAAAATGAACTTATTGGTTTAGACTTAGTTTCATATTCTACCGTTTTTAATGCTATTACTTTATTAGAAAACGAACTAATTATTTTAGATCTTGTTTCTTTTTCTAGCTTGGCAAATGATATTTCTATACTAGAAAACGATCTTACTAGTTTGGCTCTTGCTTCTTTTTCTAATAATTTTAATGATATTAATATTATTGAAAGCGAACTAATTATTTTAGATTTAGTATCATATTCTAGTACTTTTAATGATATTAATGTATTAGAGAATGAACTTATTGGTTTAGATTTTGTGACATTTTCCAATACTTTTAACGATCTTGTCTTGATTGAAGGTGGAATTACTACTTTAGATTTAATATCATATTCAAGTTTAATCAATGATATTACTTTATTGGAAAATGAGATTATTGCTTTAGATTTAGTTTTATATTCAAGTTCATTTAATGATATTACTTTGTTGGAAAGTGAGACTATTACTTTAGACTTAGTTTCATATTCAAGTTCAATTTATGATGTTGACTTATTAGAAGCAGATGTGACTGGTCTAGATTTTGTTTCGTATTCTATTATATTTAATGACATTAGTGTAATTGAAACTGAGATTTTGGGTTTAGATCTTGTATCTTTTTCTAACACTTTTAATGATCTTAATTTAATTGATGGAGGAATTACTAGTCTAGATTTGGTTTCATATTCTATTACGTTTAATGATATCAATTTGTTGGAAAGTGAGATTATTACTCTAGATTTAATATCGTATTCTAGTTTGTTTAATGATATAGATATTCAAGAAGGTTTCGATTCTATTCTGTTAGATTTAGTTTCTTATTCTAGTGTGATTAATGATGTTCTTATTGTTTCATTAATCAAAATACCGATTGATAGGTGTTATTTTATACTTGAAGAGAAAAGATCTAATATTATAGAATCAGAAAATAGAACTAATAAGATTGAAATCGAAGAAAGACAAATCTTAATATATTAAGGAGAAAAAAACATGGCATCTTTTACTAAAGCAAACGATTGGGTCGTAAACGAGAGCGAAGTTGTTGATCTTGACAACGATCAATTTGTAGTTGCATTATCCAATACTGCTCCAGCATCCGAAACAAACAATCCTCTCACAGATACAAAAGGAATTTTGGCAAATATTACTCAGATTGCTTATACGTTTCTTTCAAGCAGAAATCTGACAATGGTTGCATCAGAACAAACTGGAGGGACATATAAACTTGATTTCAGTGATCTTGTTCTTACTGCATCTGGTGGTTCTGTTGGTCCTTTCCGTTATATTTACGTTTATGACGACACTCCAACCGCTCCGGCAGATCCTGTTATTGGTGTCTATGATGTTGTTACCCCAATCACTATTGGTGATGGTGGAAGTAGGACTCTTCAGTTTCATGCTAATGGTTTTTTGAATAAAACTTAAGGTGAAACATGTCCCAATACAAATCCTTCCCTCCAAAACATCCGACATCAAAACTTGATTATGTGTTTGATTGGGCTCCTTTAAAAAATGATACGGGTTTGTCTAATTGGTTGCGTGAAGGAGAAACTATTTCGTCTTATACTATTGATGTTCCAGAAGGGATAGATAAAATTTCTGATGAATTAGTTAACGATAATACTTCTGTTCTTGTTTGGCTTGATAATGGGACAGTTGATGAAGATTATCTGATCCAATGCAACATAGTAACTAACCAGGGTCGGGAAGACACACGAACAGTTATTCTCCCGATCAAAAACCGATAAGAAAGGAGGATGTTATGAGTAATACTCTGAAACACATTGGTGTTCTTGGCATGAAATGGGGTCGTAGAAAAAGTCCTGCTCAACAAGCTCATGAGAATAAAGTTAAAACTCTTAGATCCCAAATCAAATCAAAATCAAATTCTAGATTTGAAGCAGAACAGAAAAAATTTCAGAAGGATGAATCTGCGGCATATTCTAGAATTGAAGCAATGAAGAATGCTAAATTATCTGCTCACGATAAACAATCTAAGGGAAAATTTGACAGTTTAATTGGCCGTGGTTTTATAAAACTAAATGCTTCAATTGATCGAGATAATGTTGTTAGTCGTCTTGAAGATAAACTTATTTCAAAAAGTGACAAAAGAAATAAAGCGAAATGGTCTGCTCAACAGAAAATTCTAAAAGCTTTTGATATGAAAGCCGAAGAACTCTATAATAATCGAGTAAAAGGTCTTCCGTTTCCAAAAGATCTTATAGAATCGTTAAAATTAGATAAAGAAATGGGTATGTCTATTACCGAAGCTATGCTAGAAGTAGAATTGAGGTATTCATGAATACTCTGAAACATGTTGGTGTTCTTGGCATGAAATGGGGTATTCGTAAGCGTGGTCCTTCTAGTTCTGAGCACACAAGGGCAAGAGAAATTAAGAAAAAGCATATTTCTGAACTTTCTAATGATGAACTGAAAACAGTTATTACTAGACTTTCTCTTGAAAAACAATATAAAGATATTAATCAAGCATCTGTTGGAAAGGGTGGACGATTTGTTTCCCAACTCCTTCAAAATATTGGTGGTCAATTGATTAATAGTTATGCAAAAACTAAAGTCGAACCTGCTTTTGTTGAAATTTTATCGAGTATTCGCAAAAATAGTAAAACTTCTTAGTTTGGATGTGATTTATGACACTATCGAACACCGCTACTCCGAAGTATTATGGCGAGTTTCGAGAAAAGGTGATTAGAGGAGAAATCCCAGTTTGTAAAGAAATCTCTTTGGAGATGAATAGAATTGATGCTCTAATTGCAAATCCAGGAATTTATTATGATGATAAAGCAATAGCTGGTTTTATTCAATTTTGTGAAAACGAATGCACTTTAACAGATGGGAGCGATCTTCACCTTCTTGATACTTTTAAACTTTGGGCCGAACAAGTTTTTGGTTGGTATTATTTTGTTGAGAGAAGTGTGTATCAACCAGGTAAGAATAATCATGGGGGTAAGTATGTTCGTAAAAAGATTAAAAAGCGTCTTATCAATAAGCAGTATTTGATAATCGCTAGAGGAGCAGCGAAGTCAATGTATTTATCATTAATACAAAATTTCTTTCTTAATGTAGATACATCGACTACGCACCAAATAACCACCGCCCCAACAATGAAACAAGCAGATGAAGTAATTTCTCCGATTCGTACATCCATAACAAGAGCTAGAGGTCCTTTATTTCAATTTCTTACAGAAGGATCACTTCAAAACACAACCGGATCAAAAGCCAATCGAGTTAAATTAGCCTCAACAAAGAAGGGTATAGAAAACTTTTTAACAGGTTCTTTGCTTGAAATTCGTCCTATGTCAATTGACAAACTTCAAGGTCTAAGACCAAAAGTTTCTGGAGTTGATGAATGGCTCTCAGGAGATATTAGAGAAGATGTTGTCGGAGCAATTGAGCAAGGAGCATCAAAGTTAGATGACTATCTTATCATAGCAGCTAGTTCTGAAGGAACAGTTCGTAATAGTTCTGGTGATACAATCAAAATGGAACTACTTGATATATTAAAAGACGATTATATAAATCCTCATGTTTCCATTTGGTATTATCGTTTAGATGATGTCGAGGAAGTTTCTAATCCAGAGATGTGGATTAAAGCAAATCCTAATCTTGGAAAGACGGTGACTTATGAAACTTATCAACTTGATGTTGAGCGAGCCGAAAATGCTCCCGCTGCTCGTAACGATATTCTTGCTAAACGATTTGGTATTCCTATGGAGGGTTACACTTATTTCTTCACCTATGAAGAAACAATACCTCATAATAAGCGCGATTATTGGGGTATGCCCTGTGCTCTTGGTTTTGATCTTTCACAAGGAGATGACTTTTGTGCCTTTGATTTTTTATTTCCATTATCTAATGGTAGTTTTGGGATTAAGGTTAGGTCTTATATTTCTTCAAAAACATTAATGAAACTTCCTGGAGCTATGAGAGCAAAATACGATGACTTTCTTAAAGAAGGAACCCTTCAAGTTTTAGAGGGAACTGTTCTCGATATGATGGAAGTTTATGATGATCTAGATAAGCATATAGAAGAACGAACTTATGACGTTAGATCAGTTGGTTATGATCCTTATAATGCTAAGGAATTTATCGAGAGATGGGAGAAAGAGAATGGACCTTATGCCATTGAAAAAGTTATTCAAGGTATTAAGTCTGAGTCTGTTCCATTGGGGGAATTGAAAAAACTATCAGAAGATCATCTACTTGAATTTGATGAGGAATTGATGTCATTTTCCATGGGGAACTGTATTACATTAGAGGATACAAATGGTAATAGAAAACTTCTAAAGAGGAGATACGAGCAAAAAATCGATAATGTTGCTGCATTGATGGATGCTTATATTTCTTATAAGTTACATAAAGAAGCATTTGAATAAGGAGGTGTGCATGTGAACAATAATTTTTTAAGTGAATTTGTTGGTCGATTGCGATCTGCTTGGAATGTATTTCTAGATCGAGATCCATCAGACGAATTTAAAGTTAAAGGACCTGCTTATAGTATTCCCCAACATAGAAAACGTCTTAATTATGGTAATGAACGTTCTATTATTGGAGCTGTTTATAATCGTTGTGCTGTAGATGTTTCTGTTCTTAAGATTCGTCATGCTAGAATAGATAAAAACGATACGTTTTTAGAGACTATCGATTCTAGTTTGAATCAATGTCTTTCTATAGCAGCGAACATAGATCAGACTAGTAGAGATTTTGTTAGAGATCTTGTTATGTCTATGTTCGACGAAGGCGTTGTTGCTATTGTTCCAGTTGATACTAGTGTTAATCTTGTGAATCAGAATTCTTTTGATATCCTTTCAATGAGATCTGCAAGAATTATTCAATGGTATCCTCATCATGTTCGTTTATATATTTATAATGATAATCGTGGTGAGAGAGAAGAAATAACACTTCCAAAATCAAAAATTGGAATTGTTGAAAATCCTTTTTATGCAGTAATGAATGAAAAGAATTCCATTCTTCAAAGATTAATTTCCAAATTGAATCTTCTTGATGCCATTGACGAACAAAGTGGGAATGGAAAACTTGATATTATTATTCAACTTCCATATGTTATTAAATCGGCGGCTAGGCAACAACAGGCAAATGAAAGACGAAAAAATTTAGAAACTCAATTAAAGGATTCGAAGTATGGTATTGGTTATGCTGATGCAACCGAAAAAATTACTCAACTTAATCGACCAGCGGAAAACAATTTAATGACTCAGATCGAATATTTAACGAGAATGCTATACAGCCAGTTAGGTATTAGTGAAGCGATATTAAGTGGTACTGCTGATGAAAAAGAATTGCTTAATTACTATAATCGTATGGTTGAACCAGTTGTTTCTGCGATCACTGGAGAGATGAAAAGGAAGTTCTTGACTAAAACCGCTATTACTCAAGGGCAATCTATTGTTCATTTCCGTGATCTATTTAGTATTGTTACACCAGAGAGACTTGCTGATCTTTCAGACAAACTCACTCGTAATGAAATTGCGTCTCCTAATGATATGCGTGCTGCTATTGGATGGAGACCAAGTAAGTCTGCGGGCGCTAATGAACTTCGTAATAGAAATATTAATCAGTCGTCCGAAGAACCCATGAATGTAACCGATGAATTTGATCGGGTAAATCAAAGTAAAGGAGAATAATTCAAAATGGCAGATAAAGATAATAAGTATGACTTTAGTGGTTATGCTACTAAGTATGGTCTGCTTTGTTCTGATGGTCGTACTATCCGTAGTGGCGCCTTCAAGAAGAACAATGGAGTTAAAGTTCCATTGGTTTGGCAACATCTTCACAATGATCCTGTTAATGTTCTTGGCCATGCTATGCTTGAAGATCGTGCTGATGGAGTATATGTTTATGGTTATTTTAACAATACTCCTCAGGGTCAACAGGGTAAGGCGTTGGTTGAACATCGTGATATTGAGGCTCTTTCCATTTATGCTAATAAGCTTATTGAGAAAAGCAAACTAGTCCACGAGGGAGCTATTCGTGAAGTAAGTCTTGTTCTATCTGGAGCAAATCCTGGGGCAGTTATTGAGTATGTTACTTTTTCTCATAGTGATGGAAGTGAAACCACCTCTGATGATGAAGCTATTATTTACGGTGGAGAAGCCCTTTCGAAAAAAGAACCAGAAGAAGAGCAAGAAGAAACAATAGTACATGCTGAGTCTGATGAAAGAACTGTTGCCGATGTTTTTGAAACGTATAATGAAGAACAAAAGAAAGTATTGTATGCCCTTGTTGCTCAGGTAATGGGAGAAAGGGCTGATGAAGAAGTATCACAATCTAATTCCGAAGGAGAAACTTTCATGAAGAAAAATGTATTTGATAACCAAGACGAGAATGATCGTGGACCGGTTCTTAGTCACTCGCAGATGCAGGAGTTTGCTTCTGCTGTGTTTGCAGATTTGCCGAATTATAATACTTTTAAAGAAGCATTCATGGCACATGCAGGAACTTATGGCATTGATAATATTGGTTACCTTTTCCCAGATGCTAAGACGCTTGATAACGAACCTACTTTCGACACTCGTCGTATGGGTTGGGTTTCGGGATGGATGAGTTCCACTAGGCACACTCCATTTTCTCGTATTAAGAAACTTTGGGCTGATCTGACTCCTGATGCTGCTCGTGCTAAGGGTTATATTACTGGAACTGAAAAGGTCGAGCAGGTCTTCGCTATGTTGAAGCGAACTACCGAGCCCACTACTGTTTATAAGAAACAGAAACTTGATCGTGACGATATTACTGATATTACTGATTTTGATGTCGTTGCTTGGATGTGGCGTGAGATGCGTTTCATGCTGGATGAGGAAGTTGCTCGTGCTGCATTGGTTGGTGATGGTCGAAGCTTTGGTGTTGATGATGATGCTATTGATCCTTCGAAGATTCGTCCAATCTATGGTGATCTTGCTCTATTTGTTCATTATCTAACTCTTGAAGTTGGTGTCACCAATTATTTGGATATTATTGATGCTCTTGCTGTGGCAAGGGTGAACTATAAGGGTACTGGTACACCGAATCTCTACACGACCAATGCTGTTCTCACCGGTATGCTTTTGCTTAGGGATACCACGGATCGAAAAATCTATAAGTCTGTTGCTGAATTGGCTTCAGATCTTCGCGTCGCAGATATTATCGAGGTTGATGTTCTTGAGGGTGTTCAGAGGACGAATGCTGCTCCTGCTTTTACTGCTAATCTTCTTGGTATTATGGTTAATCCTCGTGATTATACCTATGGTGCTGATAAAGGCGGTGAGATTAGCAAGTTCGATCAGTTTGATATTGATTTCAATCAACAGAAGTATTTGATTGAAACTCGTTTGTCTGGTTCTTTGCTGAATCCGAAGAGTGCTTTGGTTGTCGAGCGCAAGACGGCGTAATATTATTAGGAGAACTTCAAAATGGCAAAGTTTCATGGAAAAATCGGTTACTCTAGTAGTATTGAAACTGCGCCTGGAGTTTATACCGACTCTATTATAGAACGCGAATATTATGGAGAAGTTATAAAGCAGACTAAACAATGGATATTCGCCAATCAGATTAATGATAATTTGGTTCTTAATAATCGAATAAGTGTAGTCGGCGATGAATTTTCTTATGAGAATTTTTCTGCCATGAAATATGTTATATGGGCCGGGCAATACTGGAACGTATCTAATATAGATATTGAAAGACCCCGGCTTATATTATCATTAGGAGGAGTATACAATGGCCCCAAGGCTTGAGTTACAGACCTTATTGGAAACGCTTCTCGGTTCAGAGAAGGTATACTTTCAACCTCCTCCATCTTTTATGATGGAATATCCGTGTATAGTCTATAATCGAAGTAATATACGCTCAAAGCATGGTGATAATCTTCCGTATAAACTAGACAAAGAATATACGATAACGGTTATTGATGCTAATCCAGATAGTATTATTCCCGATAAAGTTGCAGTTCTACCAAGATGTGCTTTTGATAGGAGTTTTATATCTGACAAACTAATTCACGATGTTTTTAACATCTTATTTTAAGGAGATTAAATATGGCTCAATTGCTTGCGTGGGATGCCGTTGGCGAGAAACTCTATGAGAGTGGCGTCGATCATGGTGTTCTTTATATTCCAGCTGTTTCCGGTGTGTATGATACCGGTTTTGCATGGAATGGTTTGGTTTCCGTAACAGAGAGTCCTTCCGGAGCAGAGGCTAATCCCCAGTATGCAGACAACATTAAATATTTGAACCTGCTTTCTGCTGAGGAATTTGGTGGAACGATCGAAGCCTTTACATATCCTGAGGAATTCGGTCAATGTGATGGTTCTGTTGAGCCCGAACCAGGTGTGGTTGTCGGCCAGCAGTCAAGGAAAGCATTTGGTCTTTGCTATCGAACCAAGATTGGTAATGATGTCGATGGTCAGGATCATGGTTATAAACTGCACTTGGTTTATGGTGCTCAGGTGTCGCCTTCTGAGAAGGCTTTCCAAACTATTAATGAATCGCCAGAAGCGATTACGTTTAGTTGGGAGTTTACTACGGTTCCGGCCCCTGTAACCGGTTTTAAGCCTACTTCGCTTATTACTATTGATTCAACTAAAGTTGATTCCGCAGATCTGGCAGCTCTTGAATTGGTCCTTTATGGTAATTCTACTGGTCCGGTTCAACCTAAGCTTCCGACCCCCGACGAAGTCATCGCAATGATGGTTCAACCGTAATTTATATTTTATATGGGCCTCGCTTAATTGGTGGGGCCCATATATCTAAATCTTGAAGGAGATTAAAAATGCTAAAGAAGAAAATTAAGTATATGGACTTCAATGAGATTGAACGAGAAGAAGATTTCTATTTTAATCTTACAAAATCAGAAATAACAGAAATTGAATTATCGACAGAGGGGGGGCTAGTTGAGAAGATTGAAAAAATTGTTGCTGCCAAAGATGGAGCAGAAATTATGACTTTATTTAAAACTATCATTCTTAAGTCCTATGGAGAGAAATCTCCGGATGGTAAACGTTTTGTAAAAAGTGAAGACCTTTCTATTGCCTTTTCTCAAACCAATGCGTATGATCAACTTTTTATGAGTCTGGTCACAGATCCTGATGCGTCATCACAATTTATTAATGGAATTGTTCCAGCTGAACAAGAAAAGTATATTGATGCTCAAAAACCGAGCCTTAATTTAAAATAAATAATGGAGGCGAGAGATGTTAAGACTTGTAATTCCTCCTGTCGAGTTTTTTGATGAATTAAAACAAGAATTTCTTTATTCAAAAGAATACGAGATTCGTCTTGAGCATTCTCTCGTCTCCCTTTCAAAATGGGAGTCAAAGTGGTGTAAACCATTCCTAACAAAAGGTGATAAAACAACTGAAGAAACCATTGATTATATTCGATGTATGACTATAACTCAGAATGTAGATCCCGTTGCATATACTTTAATATCTCAAAGAGAGATGGATGAGATAACAAAGTATATTGATTCTCCAATGACGGCAACAACTTTTCCAAAAGAAAAAGGTGCCTCAAGTAGAGAAATTATTACATCTGAGATTATTTATTATTGGATGATTTCTTTTAATATTCCATTCGAGTGTCAGACCTGGCACCTAAATCGTCTATTAACTTTAATTAATGTTTGTAATATCAAGAACAAGCCAGCTAAAAAGATTGGTCGAAAAAACGCATTTTCTAAACAAAGAGCGTTAAACGAGGCCAGAAAAGCCAAGTATAACACTACAGGATAGGAGGTTTTCTTGATCAGATTCTCTCATAGAGGAAGTTTTGATAACTCAGAAAAATTTCTTAAAAGAACAAAGAATAAAAATTATCGGCAAATACTTGAAAGATATGCAGCACAAGGACTAGCGATTCTTAGATCAGCCACGCCTCAAGATAGTGGACTAACGTCAGATTCTTGGGGAAAAGAAATCGTCATAAAAAAATCAGGATTTAGTATATATTGGACTAACAATAATATGGCTGATAATGGTGTTCCGGTTGTTATCCTTCTTCAATATGGTCACGGAACAAGATCCGGTTCTTTTGTTGAGGGTAAAGATTTTATTAATCCTGTTATGCGGCCTTTATTTGATAATCTTTCTGAAAATTTATGGAAGGAGGTTATTAGTCTATGACACAATCTATAGATAAAAGAATAGTCGAAATGGCGTTCGAAAACTCAAGATTCGAACAGAATGTTGGAACCTCCTTAAGTAGTATTGACAAACTTAAGAAAGCTCTTAATTTCGGAAATGCAGGAAAAAGTTTTGACGGAATTACAGAAAGTGCTAAACGAGTTAATCTCAATCCCATATCTGATGGTGTTAGCGCCATAGCTAATAGATTTTCTGCTCTTGGAATTGTTGGCATTGGAGTCCTTTTAAACCTTACAAATTCTGCTATAGAAGCCGGGAAACGTATAGTTAATGCTTTGGTTATAGATCCAATAAAAACGGGGCTTAATGAATACGAAACAAAATTAAATAGTGTTCAAACAATTCTAGCAAACACTCAAAAAGAGGGAACCAATCTAGAAACAGTTACTAATGCGTTGAATGATTTGAATAATTATTCAGATAAAACCATTTATAATTTTCAGCAGATGGCTCGAAATATTGGCACTTTTACTGCTGCCGGTGTAAAATTAGATGCATCTGTATCAGCAATTAAAGGTATTGCTAACTTAGCTGCTATATCTGGTTCAAACGCAGATCAAGCTAGTACTGCTATGTATCAACTTTCTCAAGCACTATCAACCGGTACAGTAAGACTTATGGACTGGAATTCTGTGGTAAATGCTGGTATGGGTGGACAAGTTTTCCAAGATGCTGTTATGGAAACAGCTCGTGTGCATGGAGTTGCTATTGACCAGATTATAGAAGAAGAAGGAAGTTTTAGAGATAGTTTACAAAGAGGTTGGTTTAGTAGTGAAATCCTTACAGAGACTTTGTCTAAATTTACCGGTGATTTGAATGCAGAACAACTTAGAACGATGGGTTATACTGAGGATCAAATTAAAGGTATAATCAAAATGGGAGAAACTGCTAATGATGCAGCTACCAAAGTTAAGACCTTTTCTCAGTTATTTACTACATTGCAAGAGGCGGCGCAATCTGGTTGGGCTCAATCTTGGGAGATCATTATTGGTGATTTTGAAGAAGCTAAGAGTTTCTTAACCGATTTAAATAATTGGTTTGGAGGAATTATTGGAGCTTCCGCACTTGCAAGAAATAATCTTCTTCAGGGTTGGAGTGATCTTGGTGGCCGTACGGCTTTACTCGAATCATTTAAAAATGTTTTAAATGGAGTTGTTTCTATTATTAATCCAATTAAGGAGGGAATGCGAGAGATATTTCCTCCAATTACAGCAGAGACATTAGCCAAATTAACAGAAGGAATTCGTAATCTAACACAAAGATTAATTCTTAGTGGAAAAGGTGTAGATACAATCAAAAGTATATTCAAAGGTGTTTTTGCTCTTTTTGATATTGGACGTATGGCTGTTGTTGCTATAGGAAGAGAGTTTGGACGACTTATAGGATATTTATCTCCAGTTCCCGGGGGATTAGCAGAAATTTTATCCAAAATTAGTGGCTTTATACTTAAAGTTCGAGACACAATAAAAGTTAATGACACCTTTGGTAAAATTATGAGAACGATAGGAAATACTATATTGGCTGTTGCTTCTGTGATTGGTGCTGGTATATCTGCTTTTCTAGAGGGTGTAGAACGCTTCAAACTTCTTAATAAAACCGAAGGATTTTTAAAAGCTTTTAGTGGTGCTATTGGTTCTTTCTTTGAATTCTTTAAAACTTTGGATTTTAGCATTCTTAAAGGCTTAGTCGAAAGAATAACCGAACGGTTTGCTCCATTGTCTAAACTTGGAGAGATTATTAAGAATGCTTTTGGCGGAGCAGAAGAAGCAGCAAATCCATTTATGGAAAAGCTGTCTAAGATCGCTTCAAATATTAGAGAAGCTCTCGGCAAATTTGTATTGAGTGTTCTGGATAATCTATCAAAGATTGATTTTTCAAATTTCGATTTTAAAGGTACATTTGATACTTTAAATGCTGGATTACTTGGAGCTTTGTTATTTTCCATTACAAGATTTATAACCAAAGGCAGTGGTATATTTGGTAGCATTGTTGATATTTTCAAGAATGTTAGTGGGTTTGCAGAGAATGCTAATGGAATTTTGGCTGGAATTAGTACTGTACTTACTGGTGTAAAAGATATTTTCACTGCATGGCAGCAACAAATTAGAGCTGGTATATTGTTAAAAATTGCTGGCGCCATTGCTATTTTAGCTATATCTCTTATAGCACTATCCATGATCGATTCAGAGAAATTAACAACAGCTTTATCAGCAATTACTTTATTGTTCGCTAATTTGTTGGGGTCTATGGCTGTTTATGAAAAGTTAGCAGGAGGAGTCACAGGTATTCCAGCAATGGCAAAAGCAATCGGAGCAATGATTGGTTTGTCTGTTGCTGTACTTATATTGAGTGGTGCCCTTGTTAAGCTTGCAAAAATACCAACAGAAGATATTATTAAAGGCGTTGTGGCCATAGCTGCTTTAACAGGAGTTTTATTGGCAACTTCTATAGCCTTGTCGAGAAATGAGGCTGGAGTTATTCGTGGTACAGGAAGTATGATCTTATTTGGTCTTGCTTTAAGAACGATGATAGGACCAATAAAAGCTTTGGGTGCTATGAATACGGGAGCAATGGCTCAAGGTCTTATTGGTCTTGGTGTATTGTTAGCAGAAGTGGGTATATTTATGAAAGTCATGAATACTAGTGTTGGTGATTTAGAAGACATTATTGGTCTTTTAATTTTGGGTGCGGCTATAACTACACTTTCAAATGTTATAGAACAACTTGGTGGTTTAAATGCATCTACACTAACACAAGGCCTAACTGTTTTGGGTGTTTTACTAACTGGATTGGCTGGATTTTCAAAGATCGCAAGTGGTGGTGCAACATTTATGTTAACCGCAGCAGGAATACTAATACTTAGTGGAGCACTGACAATTATTGCGGGCGTGTTGGAAGAAATTGGAAATATGTCCATGGAACAAGTTGGAGTTGCACTTACTGGACTTGCCGGATCTCTTCTTATTTTGGGTGTCGCCATGCAGGTAATGCAAGGTTCTATAATTGGTGCTGGAGCTGTATTAATAGCGGCAGCGGCCCTGGCAATTTTGGTTCCACCATTAAAAGCTCTTGGACAGATGTCTTTAGAACAGGTTGGTATTGGTCTTTTGGCTTTAGCTGGAGTGTTTACTGTTCTCGGCTTGGCTGGACTTGTCCTAACACCAGTTGTCCCGACTTTATTAGGTCTAGCTATTGCTGTTGGGCTTCTAGGTATTGCTGTATTGGCTGCTGGCGTCGGTGTGGGGGCTTTTGCAGCTGGTCTGGCTCTATTGGCCACTGTTGGCGTGGCAGGAGGAGCAGCATTGTCTGCTGTTCTATTAGCTATTGCTGCCGTATTACCTACGTTAGCTATTGCTGCTGGTATAGCTATTATTGCCTTTGCTAGAACGATTAAAGCTGGAGCACCAATTATATTTGAGGCTGGTCAGGTACTTCTTCTTGGATTTATTAAATCTGTAACACAAACAATGCCTCAGATAATTGATATGGTATTGACTGGTCTCGAGACATTATTAATTGGAATTGCAGAAAAAATTCCTTCCCTTGTTCAAGCTGGTTATGATATTCTCATTGGATTCTTAACTGGAATTCGTGATAATATTCCTGAAGTTGTTACAGTATCTTACGAAATCATAGCTGCATATTTAAATGCTGTAGCAGAAAAGATACCAGAAATTATTGATTCTGCTTGGAATTTGGCTATTGCTTTTATTGATGGAATAGCCGAAGCCGCCGAAGAAAATATACCTAGATTATCTGCTTCGTTGACCCATTTGGGTGTTTCTATTGTTAAGGGATTGACACAAGGTATATTTAATTCCAGAAATGAATTAATAAATGGTATTAGAGATTTAGCTCTTAGTGCTCTGGCAGAATTCAAGAATATTCTTGGTATTCATTCGCCATCAACCGCATTCTATAATGTGGTGCCAGATATTGTTGGTGGTTTGGTTTTGGGTGTTAAACATTTTGGAGGAAGAGCAATACAATCTTCTGATGATTTGGCTTCTGGTATGGTGTCCTCATTTAATTCCGTTTCTTCAAGGATTAGTGAGGCTATAAATTCTGAGATTAATTTTGATCCTTCTATTAGACCCGTTGTTGATTTAAGCAGTATATCAAGTGGTGCGGACGAAATGCAAAGAATTTTAACATCTAAACCATTAAATCTTGAGGTTGCAGCAACTCAATCAGCCTCTATATCCTCTGGAATTAATACTATGAATGCTGATATAGGAACAACGCCGACAGCACCAACATCGAATAAAGAAATACAATTTATTCAAAACAACTATTCTCCTAAAGAATTATCCAGAATAGAAATTTATAGACAAACAAAAAATCAATTACTACAAGTAAAAGGATTAGGAGGATAAATGATAAAAACCTTAAAAGTAACAAACAATACCGGAGAGGTTATTAATATCGAATTGAGGAGCCCTGAGGAATCGGGGCTCTTCGTTCAAAATATAGAAGGACTGGGTCCTCCAAAAAGCATAATAAACGTTAGCGAATCTTTATATGGGGATGGAGGATTTTTTAATTCAGCAAGACTTTCTCAAAGAAATATTATCATTGACCTTGGCTTTTACAACGACGGAAGTCAAACAATAGAAGAAATAAGAAATTCTACATACAGATTTTTTCCTATCAAAAGAGAAATACAATTGGAAATTGAGACCGATTTAAGAACTGGTGTAATAAAAGGATACGTTGAATCAAATGAGCCCAAGATTTTTTCTAATGGAGAATCAACTTTGATATCCATTCTTTGTCCAAAACCATATTTCTTTGAGAAGGAACCTGTAAAAACGACTTTTAGTGGTTCAACTCCAAACTTTGAATTCCCTTGGGAGAATCCGTCACTGACAGAAAGTTTAATAGAATTTGGATATGTTTTTATAAATGACGAAGCAAATGTTTTTTATATAGGAGATATCCCAACTGGAGTTATTATATTTATTAACTTTTTGGGACCGGTGAACGATTTGGTTATTCACAACACTATAACTGGTGAAAGCCTGGCGATAAATTCTGCAAAACTTATTGCTCTTACTGGGTCTGATTTTATATCCGGAGATTTGGTTATACTTTCAACTGTACAAGGAGACAAATATATACGTCTTTATCGTAACAGCAATACAATTAATATATTAAACGCCATTGATTTTCCAGCAGATTGGTTTCAAATCGATCGAGGTGATAACGTATTCAGTTATACAGTAGATTCCGGCTTAAGTAATGTTGTGTTCTTTATTCAACACCAAATTGTTTATGGAGGATTATAATATGGAATTAAGAGTATTAAATACCTCTTTTATATCCATTGGAATCCTTGATTCTGTGGAATCTTTTATATGGGTAGAAAGATATAATGGGCATGGAGATTTTGAAATCTATACAAAGTTTTCTATGGATTTATTAATTCTTCTTCAACCAGATTATTACCTTTTTAATAGAAATAGTGACCGCATGATGATAATCGATACTATTGAAATAAAGACAGATCCAGAAGAAGGAGATAAACTTATTATTAAAGGAAGAAGTCTGGAATCTCTTTTGGATAGAAGAATTATATTAAGACAAATAATTTGGGACTCAACACTACAGGGTGGAATACAAGAAATGCTTGATCAGAATGTAATTGATAGTATTTATCCAGAAAGAAACTTTGCTAACTTTATATTTACTGCGTCCACAGATCCTTTAATTACTTCTTTAACTTTAAAAGGACAGTATTGGCATGAGGGGCTATATGATATGATCCAAACTTTGTGCGAACAAGCAGATATAGGCTTTAAGATCACAGTAAACTCAAGTGGTCAATTTGTTTTTCAACTGTATGCTGGTGTTGATCGTTCATATAATCAAACAACTATTCCATATGTTGTGTTTTCTCCAAATTTCGACAATCTGATCAAATCAGATTATTTCGTGACCAGAAGATTAAAGAAAAATTATTTTTTAGTATCAGGAGATAACAGTAGTGGTTTACCAGAGAGGGTTCAGGGTTGGACACCAGATTTGCCAGGCCAACCAGGATTATATAGACGGGAGATGTATATAAATGCCAGTTATTTATCTAGATATTTGGAAGATACCACCACAGAAATAGCCCTAGAAGAATATCGCGATCAATTAGAGAAAATAGGTTTTGCTGAATTGGCAAAGTATACAGATATAATTACATTTGACGGGCAGGTAGATTTGTCCAGGACTTATACTTATGGCATCGATTTCTTTCTTGGTGATATTATTCAAATTTCCGATGAATATGGACACAATTCATCTGCAAGAATTACAGAAATGACTTTTTCTGAAAATCTTAGTGGAAGTAGTATATATCCAACATTAGAAACAATTTAAGAAAGGAGAATAATAAATATGACAGTGACTTATGGATTTTATGATTCACTTGCTGGTGATAGAAAATATAATGCCGATCAAATGTCAAGGATTTTTCAAGGTATTATTACTGATGGAGTCTTTGCGACTGTTGGTGGGGGCCTTATTGTGACTGAATCTCCGTTTACTATGAATATAAACGTTTTATCTGGACGGGCTTGGTTTAATAATACTTGGACATATAATGATGCAACCTTGGTTTTAACAGTTGATGCTTCAGAACCAGTTTTAAATAGAATAGATACTGTTGTTGTTGAGGTCGATAGTAGTACTTCTGTTCGTGCTAATTCTATTAAAATTGTTAAGGGAACTCCAGCCAGTACTCCAGTTTCTCCGACACTAGCAAATACATCCACATTGCATCAATACGGTTTGGCTGATATTTATATTGCTGCGGGTGTAACTGCAATCAACTCTGCTAATATTACAAATAGAGTTGGAACTACTAATACTCCATTTATTACTGGAGCTTTGTCAACCATTGACGCTGAAACTTTATTTGCTCAATGGGATGCTATATTTACATATTGGTTTGAAACATTTGTTGATGAACTAACAACGGAACAAGCAACAAATTTGCAAGCTCAAATCATACAATTGCAAAGTGGGTGGGTTCCTATTAATGGTACATGTTCTTATGTTAGTGCAGATTCTCCAATATTTGTTATGAATGTGCCGGATGCTGACGCAGCATTAATTGATGCTGGATGTAGAATATGGTTAACTCAAACAACACCAAAATATTTTATAGTTAATTTAAAAGGCACTCCATCTGGTGGAAATACTCCTTTATATTTACATGGAGGAACAGATTATACTCTGGTAAATGCAGCAATTACTAATCCATATTTTAGTAGAGTTAAAGAACCAAATGGTTTTCCCTTTGTCCCTTCTAAATGGAGTTATTCAACAACCAATGTAAGCAAAACAGAAAAAACCATACCAACGCAAAACAATTGGTATGGAGGATCAAATCTTAGTCCCGCTGGACCTAGTATTTCTGTGCCTATCGGATGTTGGTATGTTAGCATGAAGGGTTTGTTAGAAATTGTAACTCCTGCAACGTTGGGTGGTTTTGGTGTTCTTGGGACCTTTTCAGCAGATCCTTTGGCTGAAACGTTAGCAGCAAGCACAACGCAATTTATTAATGGGCAAACAGCGAACGCATTAACTCATAGGCAAATGTATTATATTCCAAGTCCATTTGTCCCAATAACAGTAAGTATCAAAACGACTTATTACTTTGATATTCGAACGAGTCAAGCCTCTGTTAGTTCCATATCAATTAGAGGAGATATTTCACCGTCCGTTATTACTTTATTGAATGCATATCTATAAAAAGGAGAACCGACAATATGCCGGATATTACAGTACAAACACTTCAAATTGTAATTCCTATTTTAATTGCGTTCATAACCTCCTCTGGATTTTGGATATTTATTGGAACATTTAAAGAACGCAAGAGTCTTTATACAGAGCTATTAATTGGTCTAGCCCACGATAGAATTATATCGTTGGGAATGAATTATATTACCCGAGGGTGGATAACCCAGGACGAATACGAGAACTTAAACGTTTACTTGTATCGTCCGTACGAAAAATTAGGTGGTAATGGCTCTGTTCGTCGTATTATGTTGGAAGTCGATAGACTGCCAATTAAAAGAAATAAAATGCAAGAAAAACCCACAGGAGAAACAATACCATGATTCTAACAAATAAACTTTATGAACTTTTAAAATGGCTAGCGCTTGTTCTTCTTCCAGCCATCTCTATGTTATATTTGGCTCTTTCTAAGGTATGGGGATTTCCATACGCAGAACAGGTTGTAGGTACTATCGCTGCTGTTGTTCTTTTCCTCGGTGCTGTCCTTGGAATTTCTACTTATACATATAAGATGAACAATCCTCTATATTATGTCAATTTGGCGAAATTGGTTGGCAGT